GTGGGATGGCTCGTCGCGTGCGTTACGCTAGTAGACGTCGTAGCGGCGCTCGTGGCCGCTATGTTCGTGGAGGTTTGCTTCCGGGTCCTGAGGTGGTTAAGTTAATCAAGGCCGATGCGCGGAATAAGGCGAAGAACGCCGCTGCGCGTGCGTTGTTGAAGCGTCTAGCTGGTGAACAGGACATTCGAAGTAGGAACGTCGTGGGTCCGAGTTATGCGGACGCTGCGCCTTTTCAGAAGGCTGTTCGGCGTGCTATTAATTATAGGGGCGCCGGAGATTACAAATCTGTAATGGCTGGTTTGTCGCGTGGTGTTGGTACCGTAGCCGGAGCCGGTTTGGGTTTTATGCATGGAGGCGTTCATGGCGCTATTGATATGGGCCGTGAAGGTTATGGTAAAGGCGCATCATTTTCTAAAATGATGGGTTGGGGTGATTATGGTCCTGTTTCTGGGAATCAGTTGATGGTTGGCGAAGGCCCTGAGCAGCAGATTAGTGTTAATCAGAGCGACGCTTCTGGAGACATTTATGTCTCGCATACGGAGTTTGTGCAGAACGTTTATGCTAGTGTGTCCAGCGCTCCGGCTCAGTCTTCTTTTCAAATTACGCAATTTCCTGTAAATTGTGGTTTGCAGGTTACTTTTCCTTTCATGTCCCAGATCGCGCAAAACTATGAGTTGTATAAGTTCGAGGGTTTAATGTTTCAATACAAGCCTACGTCGGGTGAGTATGGCAATAACAGTTCCAATGCAATTGGTAAAGTTATTATGGCTACGAACTACGACCCTGATGCTGCCCCGTTTCTGAACGCGGTTCAGATGGAGAATTATGACTACGCCAATTCTTCAAAACCTTCTTGTGGTATGATCCATGGTGTGGAAACAGCACCAGGTAGTTCAGCGACTTCGATGTTGTATGTTCGTACTGGTTCTAGTACGAAGGACAAGGTATTTACTGATATCGGCAATTTTTTTATCGCAACGGAGGGTATTCCGTTCGGTGGCACTGGTCCTCAGCAGTCATTGTTGGGTGAGTTGTGGGTTACGTACCGATTGCGTCTGTCTCGTGCGAATCTTTATGGTTCGTTATTGGGCGGGAACGTTGCCAGCGACGTGTTTACTGGAACTTCAGTCGTCGCCGCATTGGCAAATACTGTCGTTGCGAAGAGCACAAACAGTATTGGATGTTCGGTTAGCAACGTCAGCGCTACCAGTTTGCAGATCAAGTTTCCTATCAACATTTCGTTGGGTTATTATCAGGTTGTTGTTGAGTTTAACAACACCAGCGGCTTTGGTACTACCATTGTTGGTGGTCTTACCAGTGCAACGAATTGTAGTTTGTATTATCCTGCAAGGAGTTTGCCTGGTGCGGGTGGACCTGAGATCTTTCCGTACCCAGCTGCTACGACTGCAAACATTCAGCAAATCGGACAGGTGTTTTACCTTAAGGTGCAGGCTTCAGGCAATTTGCAGGCTTCTATCAATTGCTTTGTTAGCGCTGCTCTTCCGATTAACACAACTTACCAGATTACTATATCTGGCCAGAATGGTTTTACTGCTGAGACCACATTGTGAGGTGATTGAATAAAAGTTTATTCAACAAATTCAAAATTGTATTCCCATTGCTGTTCGAGTTCGCCCAGGTGGAACAGCTTGACTTGAATCCTTTCCACGATTACGTCGGGTTCATCGATGAATCCGAAGCGTGTCTTTCTTGCGTAAACGACATGTGTCATGGCGAATTGCATTCCAACAGGGGGGAGGGAGTGGAGCGTTTCAAAAACGCCCCACGGAACCGGTGAGATCTGCCCGACGGCGAGTCGATCGAACCACCAACTTGCGTTATCCCATCCAAAAGAGTCGTTGATGTCCCCAAAGGCTTCTCTCACAAAACCGGGAGCCTCCAACGGAGGCAGGAGCTCCTCGTCCGCATCGAGAATTGCAAACTCAAGTTCCTGTTCCAACGGAGAAGGGACTCCGATTAATCCCTCCGCTTCCGCAGGGATCGGAGATACGATCAATTCGGTTCTGCAGCACGGACATTTTAATGGCTGCGCGCAGTTTTCTTCGCATTCCGTGCACAGATAGTTCACGCACTGTGAGCATTTAATCAGAAGCCCCGCTTCCGACGCAGATCGGAAGCATACGCAACACTCTCCTTCGACCGGGTGAATCATTTCTGGAATGGCTCTTGGTGCCATCCCGTTCCGATTTATATAATAATGGCAAAGTAAAATATATGGGAGACGACTAAGAGCATGTAGGAACCGGAATGTGATCGATCGGATCATTCCAGCCGAGAACACCGATGCAGACCCTTCATAACACATAAAGATGGATTAATCGGATTAATCCACGGGTTACGAAGGGTACCCTCCCAAAAGAAAGTAAACTCCCGTTCCATTCTATAAATAGAATTAATAAGATCAATGCGGTATCGGGTGTCGGCGAGAAACCTCCGGAAGCGAATGCGTACGCGTAGTCGAGACACGGAACCGGATGATAATAAGATCAAATGCGGGACGGTGGAGAGGAAACAAAAAAGGGGGGGGCAGGTCTATGATAGTATTACCATAGACCTAGTGTGTCGGTGTGTCAGTCTGTCATTTTACTGCTTTTGGTTGACACATACGTAGTGTGTCAACACACAAGGTCCCCTCCCCCATGTCCCGTAGTAGGAATTTTTGTTTTACGCTAAACAACTATTCACCTGATGATGAAGAGTTTGTTTTGTCTGTGCCTTGCCGATATGTTATATTTGGTCGCGAGGTTGGTGCAAATGGAACTCCCCATTTGCAAGGTTTTATTGTTTTTAAGAACGCCCGTTCTTTCGATAGTGTGAAGAATCTGGTGCCGCGTTGGCATATAGAGGTTGCCCGAGGAAATGTGGATCAGAACGTGGATTATTGTAGCAAAGGGGGCGATGTTGTTGAACATGGCGAAAAACCCTGTTCGAACGTAGCGAAGGGTTTGGCTGAGAAGCGTCGTTGGGACGATGCTATTGCTGATGCAAAGCGCGGTGAATTGGATAGTATTCCTGGTGATATATATTTGAGGTTTTATGGTTCGTTGAAGCGAATTCAAAAGGACCATATGGCGCCAGTTCCTGACGCTGATGATGTGACTGGCGTGTGGTTTTATGGAGCTGCCGGCGCTGGGAAGTCGCGCCTTGCGCGAGAGAGATTCCCAGGAGCTTATTTCAAGATGTGCAATAAGTGGTGGGATGGGTATAATTTGGAGGATAATGTCATTATTGATGACGTTGATCCCAACCACAAATGTCTCGGACATCATTTTAAGATTTGGGCTGATAGGTATTCTTTTTTAGCCGAGGTTAAGGGGGGTGCTATGCTGATTAGACCCCGTGTTATTTGCGTAACATCGCAATATTCCCCGGAAGAGGTGTTTGACGATGCTGCGACGGTTGCTGCAATTAGGCGCAGGTTTAAGGTGACGAGGGTTGATTCTTCATTTTTTGCTTCACAAATCCCACTATAAATAGCCCATTGATGCCATTTGTCCAAAATGGTTGTTAGAAGACTAAGAAGGAAGCGTCACGCTCCTGATATAGTTCACGAAGGCGAGAGACCTTCGAAGTTCGCGAGAAGCGAGGATTTGTACCCTCGTGGTGGGATGGCTCGTCGCGTGCGTTACGCTAGTAGACGTCGTAGCGGCGCTCGTGG